GACCCCCAGCGCCGTGTCGCACCAGGCGTACCCATTCTGGTCAGGTGAGGAATTCCGCAACAGCAAACGCGGCAAGAAAGCCGGCGGTGTGTGGCCCAGCGAAGCGGCTTACACGCAGGGCGCGCTGTGTCCGGATGGCCAATGGCGCAAGACGATCACCCTGGACGATGCGATCGCAGGCGGCTGCGACCTGTTCGACCTGGAGCAGCTGCAGCTGGAGTACGACGAGGACAAATTTCAGCAGCTGTTCTACTGCAAATTCATCGCCAGCACCCAAAGCGCATTCAGCCTCAAGGATCTGGAACGCTGCTACTCGGATCTGTCGTTGTGGGAGGACTACAACGCGGAGTTGGATCGGCCATTCGGCAACAGTCCGGTCTGGCTGGGCTACGACCCGAGCCGCACCAGCGACGACGCGACGTGCGTTGTCATCGCGCCGCCGCTCGAACTCGGGGCGAAGTTCCGCATTCTTGAAAAGCACAGCTGGCGTGGCCACTCGTTCACCTACCAGGCTGCACAGGTCAAGGAGCTGACCGAGCGCTTCAACGTCCAACACATCGGCATTGACGTCACCGGAGTGGGTTACGGCGTGTTCGACCTGGTGCGCGACTTCTACGCCAAAGCGACGCCAATTCACTACAGCCTCGAGGCGAAAAACGCCCTGGTGCTGAAAGCCCAGGACACGATCCAAGGCAGTCGCATCGAGTGGGACGCCGGCTGGACGGACATCGCGCAGGCCTTCCTGACCATCAAGCGAGGCGCCACCAACAGCGGCCAGATCACCTACAGCGCCTCGCGCACCGACGCCACCGGCCACGCCGACATTGCCTGGGCGGTGATGCACGCCCTGGCCAACGAACCTTTGAACACCAACAAGCGGCGTCGTAGCCGCTACGTCACGAGTAACCAGACCAGCCATGGCCAACCGCAAACGCAGAAAGCAACACGTAGCCCAACCAACGCAGCAGCCGATGCGCTCATTTACGTTCGGGGAACCGGAACAGGTGCTGTCCGGCAATATTGGCGAGTACGTGGGGGTGGTCCCCAGCGACGATGGCAGGATCTACAAGCCGCCGGTGTCGCGGGTTGGACTGGCCAAGCTGCTGCGCGCCAACGCGCACCACGGCGCCATTCCGAAGTTCAAACGCAACCTGCTGCTGCGTGAGTTCATACCGTCGGCGGGCTGCAGTACGGAAACGATGGGCCGCGCCGGGCTGGACTACATGGTGTTTGGCGAAGCGTATTTCTACAACGACACCAACGCGTTCGGCCAAGTGCTGGAGCTGCAGCACCTGCCCGCCATCAACATGCGGGTGAAGGTCGACGGCGGTTTCGTGATGCTGCTGCCCGACAACAAGGAAATGGAGTTCGAACAGCACGAGATTTCCCACGTCCTGGACTACGACGTGGAACAGAACATCTACGGGATCCCGGACTACTTGGGCGGCCTGCAGGCGCTGCTGCTCAATGAAGCGGCCACCCTCTTCCGCCGTCGGTACTACAGCAACGGCGCGCACGCCGGTTATATCTTCTACACCAACGACCCCGACCTGACGGAAGAGGACGAGGACGAGCTGCGCGCACAGATCAGCGCGAGCAAGGGCGTGGGCAACTTCCGCTCGATGTTCGTGAACATCCCCAACGGCAAGGAAAACGCCATTCAGATCATCCCCGTGGGTGACTTCCAGGCGAAAGATGAGCTGGAGAAGGTGAAGAACATCACTCGAAATGATGTCATCGCTGCATGGCGTATGAACCCGGCACTAGCCGGCATCATTCCGGAAAACACCGGTGGTTTCGGGGACATCGAAAAGATCGATCGGGTGTACACGAGTAACGAAATACGGCCGATCTGTCAGCTATTCCACCAACTGAATGACACGCTTCGCGAAGACAGGCGCTTTAGCTGGAAACCAGCACCAAATGCAGTAGATACCACTATATGACGCGGACAACAGAGAGAATACCACTACATATTGTGGCAAAATGGTGGCGATCAGCTGCCCCTGGGGAGGGACACAATGAGAGTTGTATGCAATTGCGGACACAAGGGCCGGATTGCCTCGCGGGAAGAGGTAACCAGAGCCTTTGTAAAACTGTACTGCCAGTGCCTGGACGCAAAGTGCGGGCACACATGGGTGGCAAATCTGACGTTCTCGCATACGCTCAGTCCGTCATCGCAGACGTTCGAGCGGATGTTGATTGATCGCTTGAGGGAAATGCCCAGGGCGAAGCAGCGAGAGCTATTCGAGCAGTTGGGATCGCAGGCGGTAGCGTAATTACAAACCGCCGACGTACGAGCGCCGGCGATCGGGATCATTCAAAGAATGACGGTCAGCCCCCTGTTTCCTCCTTTGGGTTGATTGCCAGTATCTCGGCTAAGCGGCGAACGTGTTGCTGTTCAACGCGGCTTAGCCGGCGATACAGATCGATCAGTTGGCGCTCAATGTCAGTGAGTGCGGCAGCTTCCGACTCAGTGTTTTTAAGGGCGTCTTGATCGTTCTTCTTGCGATCCAACATGCTAACTACTCCATAAAGTGCATTGCTGATCAGACTTTATGAAGCGTGCGCTAGAGCATTAAAATGAGAGCTACCCCAAAGATTGTAAGGGTTTACTGCTATCTAAGAACGGTGCCGGGCGGCGTCCTCCGCCATGGCTTCGAGAAATCGACGAATCGCTTTTTGGTCATCGTCGGAAATTGTTCTGAACTGCTTAATCAGGTGTTCTTCAGAAGGGCTGAACAGCTGATCAAGTGGGGTTGAGCGCCTGCCAGTAAGCACGTAAGCCGCATCTACCCCGTGCACTTCAAGCGCGGTTACATACCGAAGATCAAGAGAGCTGGCTCCCAGTTCGTAGTTTTTTTGCGTCCCCCGACTTACACCGAGTAGGGCGCCAAAATCTGTTTGACTCATCCCCAAGCGCTCGCGCTCTTCCCTGAGGCGTTCACCGACACGATCCGCTATGAGCATTTTTTTAGTCACCACCGTTGACTTGATCATTTTTTTGACCAAGAATCACCACACACAAACGCAAACAAACACAAACGAACAGGGGGGACACTATGCCCGCCACCGTCACGCACGAGCAAGCCCGGGCGGCTCTCGATCGAAAGGGCGTCAGCATTGCGGAGTTCAGTCGTAAGCACGGACTGAACAAAAATTTAGTCAGCGACCTGTTGAACGGTCGGATCAAAGGTCGCCGTGGGGAGGCACATCGCGCCGCCGTGTTGCTTGGAATCAAAGACGGCGTAATTGAACAGTAGTACCGGCGTTCAACAGGGAAAAGTAGAAGATGAAAAGCCCGATCCTAGACACCCGCAAAGAAGTTATGAGCGAGATCATTCGCAGCTATACCGGCGGACGCGAAGCCGCCGCTGCACGCTTGGGGCTGAAGCTCAAGAAGTTCGACAACCATGCCTACGAAAACGCCGGATGCAGTCCTCTCAGTGACTCTCAGGTTTTCATGCTTGAGCAGGACTGCGGAACTCACCACTTCCCCAACTACGTCGCCTCAATGTACGGCGGGTTGTTCGTTCCAGTGGCTGATCCTGAAACGCTAGACAACGTCGAGCTATACGCTCGATCGCTACAGGTGGCGGCAAAACGCGGTTGCGTCGACCAGGCGATCGCCAAGGCGCTGGAGGACGGTTCAATCAGCGAAGAAGAAGCCGAACTGATTCTGGACGCTCACAACCTTCACGTTGCTGCACGGCACGCCGAAGTGCTTGCCGCAATAGCTCTTTACCGCGCAGGGAAAACCCAATGAACAATCTGCCTGCAGTACAGGAATATCAGGACATCCTCAAAGCTGCCGCGTCGGTGTTTCTTGAACGGCACCGGTGCGAACACCTGAGCGATGATCAACAACTGATCAAACGAGCTGTGCAGCATTTGGTCGCGGACTTCGACGTACTCACTCCGACAGCTGAAAAAATGGTTCACCTGGCGCACAGCGATTTGTCTGTTGTCAGCGATCGGCAGCGACTGGATGTAATGACCAGCACACCGACACACACCGTTATCACGGACACAGGCACCGGTGAGGTTTGGGCCATTCCCGTCAGCCTGATTTATGAACGCATCCTCAACGCACAGGACAACGGGCGTTTTCGCGTCACCACTCCGTAACACCTAACCACTAAATCCCCGATCCCCCATGCCAATGGGTTTGGGTGAGCTGCGTCCGAAATTGAGGTTTGACGATGGAAAACGCCATGGAAATCAACACAAAACTTACGCCTGACCAGGCTAAAGCGCTCTTGGCCAACCTGCGCGAACAGTACCGATTCAGCCTCAATGACCTTTGGTACGCAGATCAGTACCGCCTAATTCCCGATGGCCTCCGCCACGGATCGATCCTTGCCAACAGCCCGGTGATGGCCGCCCAGAAAAGTCTGATCGGTGCCCTCACTCACAGCCTTAGCCTCAGCCTCAAAGCAGCGAAGAAATAATCATGATGATGAAAGACGACCTCAGAGATACGGTCATCGAACGCCTGCAATTCGATTTCGACCTGAAACTTCGCGCCGGCACGAAATACATGCGTGGGGGCACATGTCCCAAGTGTAAAAAGAAAGAACTCTACGCCCGATACGACAACCCCTGGCAGATCCGCTGCGGTCGTCCTGAACGCTGTGGTCACATCGAGCACGTGAAAAATCTGTACGAAGATCTCTTCGAGGACTGGAGCAAGCGTGCGCCAGCGACAGACAACGATCCAACCGTGACAGCTCGGGCGTACCTTGAGTTCGCCCGGGGCTTTGACGTTGGGTCAATGACCGGTTGGTTCACGCAAGAAAACTACGTCAATCACGAGACGGGACATTCCAGCGCCACGATCCGTTTTCCGCTCCCGAACGAAGGGTATTGGGAACGTTTGATTGATCGCCCATCCCGCTTCGGCAAAATGAAGGCTAGGTTCAAACCAAAATATAGCGCCCTCGGTTACTGGTGGTGCTCGCCCTCCGTCGACCTGGCCACCGTAGAAGAGCTATGGATTGTCGAAGGGATCTTTGACGCCATCGCTCTCCTGCAGAACGGCATCCCGGCAGTCTCTGCTATGTCGAGCGTCAGTTACCCCGCTCACGCGCTGGAGCAACTGGCAGAGGAACGCAAAGGCAACCTGCCTCGACTGGTCTGGGCTTTGGATAACGAACCGACGGCGCGAGGCTACCTACAGCGTTGGGCAAAGTTGTCTCGCGAGCTGGGCTATAGCTGCAGTGCAGCGCTGATACCACAACGCCGCCGGCAGAAGCTCGACTGGAACGACCTGCATCAACGTTGGGGCTTTGAAGACTCCGACAAGCGCGAACAACGACGTCAGCGCGACCTCCAAATTGCGCGCCACGAAGGTGATTTGCTTCTGGCGGTTTCGCCCCGTGAGAAAGCGATCTTGATGTACACCTGGGAAGACGCAACGTCGGAATTCCATTTCGATTTCGCCGACCGGATGTATTGGGCAAAATTTGACCTGTCCAAGCTGGAAGACGAGCAACGCGCCCTTATCAACAGTGACGATCACGACGATCAACTGCTGAACGATCGCCAAGCACGGCACAAGGTTTTGGAGTCTGTCTGCGCGCTGAAACAGATTGCCAACTGCAAATTTGAGGCGCTTTACAAGCAGGTGAACGACGTGACCGGTGACGCCTGGTTCTATTTCCAGGTCGATACCCCGAGCGACAACGCACCTGAAAAATTTACGTTCACCCCCAAACAAATTTCATCGAGCAGTGAATTCAAGGCGCGCTTGATGTTCGCCGGCGCGACCTGGCTTGGCACACAAAAATACCTAGACCAGATCGTCATCCGCCAAACGGAAGGGCTGCAAACGGTCGAAACCATCGATTACATCGGCTACAGCAAAGAGCATAAGGCCTACATCTTTAACGATATCGCCATCCAAGGGGGGAACGTCTACAAGGCCAACGAAGAAGACTATTTCGAATTCGGTCAGTCACGGGTCAAGTGCCTGATGAAGTCCATCAAGATCGCCATGGCGCCCACTGCCAAGGCGTATCGCGATGACTGGCTACCGAAGCTCTGGCTGTGCTTTGGCGAAAAGGGACTCGTTGCCCTGACCTACTGGTTTGGCTCGCTATTCGCCGAGCAGATCCGTGCCGACTACGAGAGCTTCCCGTTCCTTGAAATGTCAGGCGAGCCTGATTCCGGCAAAACGACCTTGATCAAATTTCTATGGAAACTGTTCGGGCGTCTCTATGAAGGCTTCGACCCTGCAAAGGGCTCCACCTCCGGCCGCAGCCGTGCAATGGGTCAGGTTTCAAACATTCCCCTGGTATTGCTTGAGGCAGACCGCAACACCGATGCCGATAACGCAAAATCGTTTGAATGGGATGAATTCAAGGACTACTACGGTGGTGGCCTGCTGCGCACCCGGGGCGTGAAGAACAACAGCAACGACACCTACGAACCGCACTTCCGTGCGTCGATCGTTATTGCGCAGAACGCGGGTGTATCCGGGCATGAAGCGATTCTGAGCCGGATCACCAAACTGTATTTCCCTAAGCCCAACATCACCGAAGACAGCCGTGCAGCGGCAGACTCGCTCGTCCAGACGCAAGTCGAAGACGTCAGCCACTTCATAGTCAAGGCAATGAAGGCCGAGTCGCAGGTGATGAAGCGCTTCGCCGAGGTATACCCGAAGTACCGGACGGAACTATGGGCCAGCAAAAAGCTGACTTCGGATCGCATCATCCGTAATCACAGCATGCTGCTCGCCCTGGTCGACTGCCTTCAACTGGTACTCCAACTGCCTGAACAGATGGTTCGAGAAACCCAGCAATACATCAAAGGCATGGCCAACGAACGGCAGGCGGCGATCACCACCGATCCGCAAGAGCTGAACGACTTCTGGCAGGTCTATGACTACCTGGAATCCCTCCCGGGCGCCCCGCTGGTCAACCACAGCAAGAACGCCGGCGTCATCGCGATCAACCTCAACCAGTTCGCAGAAGTCGCTCACGAACACCGTCAGCGCATACCGGACTTGGCCACCCTACGACGAATGCTCAAGGACGGCCGCACCCACAAATTGCTTGAGGCGAGTAAGCCCACCGAAAGCAGCATCAGGGCAGCGCTGCAGGCGCGCACTCCGTTGACCCCGATCCCGCAGACGGTTCGCTGCTGGCACTTCAAGGCGTGAGGGCGATGCCGCCATGCAGATTCAAGTGATTAACGATCGAGGCCAACACGACTCGACAGCGGAGATCCGCCGACTCAGTGCCGCAGCGGCCCAGTGTGGGTCTGAAATCCGGACTGTCTTCGCGGAAGCGTATGCCAATGCGGGCCTGGTCGACGCATTGGAAATCCGCTTCAACCGAGGCGACCGCGAAATCCTCGTTATGAATTGCAGCCGCGTTCAAGCGCAAGCCGTCCTTGAGTGGCAGGCATGTGATGAACAAGGGGAGTTTGAAAGTTTGGTGATTCACCTGGTGCGATCGGCTTAAACCCGCTCAACCAGAAACGATGCCGGCGGCGCCGGTAAATGAAGGGTATCGAGGGATTGCGCTCCCTCGATACCCGCTACTGAGGGCAACACTATGCAAGCACAGCACCGAAGCAGCGACCCAAAGGCTACCACATCGCGCGAGCAAAGCGCGTTGACGGGACGCCACCTGATGACGATCCAAATAGTTGGTACCGCGATTTTTGAATACCAGGTGCAAAAAACTATTGATGCGCGAAACCGCCTTGAATCGCTGGCCAACATAGCCAAAGCGCAGGGCGATCTAACCGACGTTGAGGCACTTGTTGTTGCAAACGTACTCGCCACTCACAACACCTCCACCCAGCAGTTGCGGGGCCGAAAACATGTCTGAACCAAACAACACCACTCGTATACGCCCGGCGTTGGCCAGCAAGCGGCTTGACTTGCCCAGCGTCTGCGATATTTGCGGCTTCGCTCGATCCATTCCCCGGCATAACCGCTGCAGTAAGCAACGGCAGCAACGCAAAACAGAGGAATGGGAGAACTTTATGGCGGAAAAAATAGCCGCGAGATTAGCGAAGGAACATCGTTATGCCCGCTGATATGCCAATGGAATCGCCGGATCTGCTCAGTTCGATACACGAACTGATTCGGCAACTGCAGCGCCCCGCTGTTGCGGCGGAGCATGAGCTATGGACAGCCCAGGATATCGCCGCGTATCTAAAGCTATCCGCCTACACGGTCGAGCGGCGGGTTGTAGTTCAACCTGGCTTCCCTGCGAGCGTTCAACCTTGCGCCACTGGATTGAAAGCCGCGAAAAGATGGTTCGCGGTAGAGGTGATTACCTGGTTGCGGCAACATCGCGCCCGGTTGCCCGCAACGAGGCGAGCAAGGCAAACAGCGTGAATAAAAAAGCCTGCGTACTCCGCAGGCTTTTTTTATCCCAGACGCTGCGCCAGTTCTGACGCAGTGGCGTTGTAATAGATCATCAAAGACTTGAGATCCTTGTGGCCGGTAATACGCGCCAAATCCAGCACGTCGACCTTACGAGCGAGCCGCGTAATGGCTTCATGCCGAGTGTCGTGAAACGTCAGACCATCGATTCCCAGTTCGTCGCGGATCCTCCGGAACATAGCGTCCGCCGATCCTGACTCTAATCTGAACAGCCGATCACCAGCGCTCTTGCCCTTGTAAAGCGGCTCCAACAACTCCCCCGCACGTTTGCTCAGAGGAACATTCCGACTGGTGCCGTTCTTTGTCATTGGCAGATGGACGAAGCGCTCGCGCAGGTTCACCCATTTCGCGGTCAGACCCAGTATCTCGCCTTGCCTCATCGCGGTTTCGATCGCGATGAGAAAGGCATATCCCAACTCCTGCAGAAGCGTCACCGGCGGCTCCCCCTCGACGTAGCCAAGTCGATTCAACAGCGCGCTGATTTCGCTGGGAGCAACACGACGTTCGCGGGGCGTACCATTGCTCGGCCGTTTCGCATCACGGACAGGGTTGGCCAGGCAGGTTTTCCATTCACGCCTGGCGAGTTCAAAGACGGACGACAGAAGTGTCATTTCACGCCTGACCGTCGCGGTCTTCACCACCTTCAAGCGTGCATCCCGCCATTGAGCGACCTGCTCGGACGTGATGCTATCCATCAACTCTCCGACCCACTCCAGTTCCCTATCGAACTTATCAAGCCGTAGCTCTTCCCAGCGCTGGCCTGCCTTGGTTGGTGACACATCGCGCTTGTACCTACGCAGTGCCTCCGAAAGCGTCATAGAAATGCTTGTGCGAGATTTACCACGCTGCGCAATGATTTCAGCCTCACGAGCAGTTGCCCAAGCAACAGCCGCGGCTTTGGTATCGAACGTCTGGGAGTCACGAACACCTTGCTTCGCGACCTCAGCGCGCCAACCACCACTTCGTTTCCGGTACGAAGCCATTCCACCCTCCTGGCGTAAAAATGGCGTAAAGGCTACCACGCACTTGCACGAAACTGCCGCTCACTGTCTTTGCACGAAACGGCCAATCACCAGCATAGCCGGGCATCGCAGGTGGTTGCCGCTTATGGTACGTTACCGTCGCATTCAGACCGTTGCCCCCTCGGGGCACCAACACAGAGAAAAAGGTCTTGCGAAAGCAGGGCTTTTTTTTCGTCTGGAGGAAAGTGGTTGGTGCAATGCCTACCGCTGTAATGCGCCCCGGAATCCCCTTCTGTTCAGTGCTTGGGCTGTCTTCACTTCGAGCGCGATCAACGAGCCGAAGTCGAAAAAGCCAATATATGAAGAAACAAGCCGCAGCGAGTTATGCGGTAGCTCTCAGTGACGGAGACGACGCAGATGAGCAGCGTGCGGAGAAGGTGCTGCGTCTCGCCTCCGAAGCACTGGCAATGGTGACACGTGGCAAGCGAGGATTGGCAGCGACCGCGCAGGCCTTGAAAAACGAAGTCGAGAAGCTCGATGTTGAAATTGCAGAGATCAGAGAGGTTTTGAAAGATCTTCGTCAGCGCCAGCTACGCGTAGCGCGGATCATGTGGGCTGACCGCATGGACAAGGCCGCTCAGGAATTCGCCGCCGTCGCGGCACACTTGGAAGCCACCGAGAAAGCCTTGGGATGGACAAGCTCGTTGAGTGAACTCTATGTGCCCTTGCAAACCCCGCATGGGGCTTCGTGCATCAGCGAGAAGACAATCAGAGATAAAGCCTGTGCACTGTCCATGGAGCAGTTGCTAGCCGCATGACTCACCCCATCGCCGATACCTACGGCGTTGCTTCCCACCCTTAACCGGATCACCAAATCGCGGAACACCCCACGTGTTCCGCGTAACTGGTGTTCCGGTTATTCGCATTAAGTGTTCCGCCTCTGAAAGCCGCGTTTTCCGTGGCCTCCGACGCTACTGGAACACATGGAACACGTGGAACACTGCCTTTTCGCTACCTACGGATTAGCTTTCCCCTCGCCCCCTTTGGCGGCGTGAACCTTCAGCGCGAATGGACGCGGCGGATAGCTCCGGATCTGCCGATTGCTGTGTGCGACTAGTCCCAGGCAAGGAGCCGTAGCGGCAGATTTTACGGGTCCTCTTGAAGGGGGGCCCCCTACACGGGTTATCAGACTCGCAGGTTTCATCTAGCCGAGTTTTTTTACAGGGATGTCCGTCTTCTTTGAGTCCTGCAAAGGAAAGAAGCTCAAATATCCACCATGCGGTTTGACTCCCGATCAAACAGCGTGATTTTCACCACTGCTCGGACGATAAAGGTGTTTACACACCTGGATCCGGAACTGCATCCTGTGCACCAGACCAGATCAAACTCACTGCAAAAAAACATTCCGCATTTAGCTGGCTGAGTGACAACGTAACAGCTGCACGTTGGAAGAGGTTAAGCTCAACAGAATTTGGCTTCTGCCACTGCTAACTCTTGCGACTGACCGAGAGATGAGAGTGAGAAAAGGAACGCTTACCAAAAATGACGTCTTATAAAGATCTTTTAGATCAAACTCCTGAATACATGCTCAAAGTCAAACAATACGCAAAACTTTTAATTGACGAAAAAATTTGGGATTCGATTTCTCACAACGACCTTGATGGCTGGCTCCACAACTTCAAAACACCCGAAGAAAAACTACTTTCAGCACTATTATTAGACAGCCTAATTTATAGATCAGCACAACAAACAACAGCACTTCTGAGAAGTGCATTAGAGTGTGCGCTACCTCTAGCCATGTACGACTGTCCAAACTCCGTAATCAATGGCGATGACTTTCTTAAGATCTTCACATCTAAGAGCATCACCAAAAACATTAGAATAGTTCCTGTAATTCGTAACGCGGATCCTCCTACTAAAAGCGGCCCATCAATTGCCAGGATGTACAGGCGAAATCTAAGCGTAAATGATGACTACATGATTTGGCCGTGGCTTATAGAAGAAAATCACAACAAAGGTGTCAAAGACTTTGTATTTATTGACGATGTGTTAGCAACAGGTCAGCAGGCATCAGAATTTTTACAGAAACTGGAACTCCAAAAGTTTCCTGACGCTCGATTTTCGTACATCCCCCTACTAGCCCATCAAGATGGGATAGAGAAACTAAATAAAGACCACCAACTCGTTAAAGTCAGCCCTGTAGAAACATTAGTGAAGAACAGTTGTTTTTTTACCACCGAAAAAATGACTCAAATACATGACCTAGAAAGCCTCTACCTTGAAGTTTCTAAGAAATTCCTAAACAAGCGCCTGTACAGCAAAATGGCGAAGGGATATAACGACATGTCACTTACCTTCTCATATTACCACGCGACTCCCAATGCAAGCCTTCCGCTGTATTGGTACGAAAGTGAAACATTTAACCCTCTAGTGAGGAGATAATTATGCAGAAGGTAGTATCTGAAATTTCTCAGGTTAAACACTCTCTCACTAAAAATCGGTCTGAACACCTGGGAAAAGATGTTTGGAGTGACTTCGTAATCCCCAGATTTTTCAATCGGGTGGATCTAATTTCCACTATGCCAACGCGCCTAGAAGGTGGCCGGGGCAGTGGTAAAACCATGTTGCTTAGATATCTTTCTTATCATAGCCAGTTCTCTCGGAATCGAATCTCCATCCCAGATAGCGCTATAGAAAGAATCGGTCTATATTGGAAAGCCGATACGCAATTTTTAAGATTGATGCAGAAGCGAGGAGTTGACGATGAAGCATGGCTGCCTGTCTTTGATCACTACTTAAACCTCAAACTTAGCTTAGAGGTTCTTTCTAGCGTCATATCCATTATGGAAAGCAACCACGCCGGCATAAGCCAAAAAGATATCGACGAATTGACGTTTGACGGAGCAAAAGACTTCGGCTTCGAAAATGAATCTTTTAATTTGGTTATGCGTGAAATCAACTCAAGAATACGTCAAACAGAAGTAATAATTCAAAACGTGCACGGCCTTGAAAGTCTGCAAAAACTACCAGTATCCTTCCTCCAATACATCGTACAGACGACAATCACTCTGCTTCCGGCACTGAAAAACACGATGTTCTCTGTATATGTCGACGAATATGAAAATCTACTTGGATACCAGCAGCGCGTAATTAACACCCGAATAAAACATTCAGAACCACCAATAATTTTCAACATTGCAATAAAGCTAAACGGAATGTCGGAAACGCTGACGCTTAGTGATGAAAAACTGGAAAATAGAGCTGACTACTCTATTGTAAACCTCGACTCTGAAATTGAAAAAAGCGGATTCGACTCATTTGTAGCAGAAATCTTCCTTAAAAAATTAACGGAAGCCTCACCTACAATATCCAAAGACATTAACATTGATCTTTCTATTTGCTCCAATCCAGACAAACTGGATGATAGACATCAGAAAGAATATGAAGAAAACTGCAAAAGCATCATTAGAAATATCTTTCCAGGTCGTTCACACCAAGACTTGGCAGACGAAATTTTTGAAACACCAAGATACTACAACAAACTTATCTACGAAATAGAGAGCGCTTTAAAACAGCGAAACTCTGAACTATCCGTAGAAGATTTCATTTTCCCACAGTTCCGTAAAGCAATGATTGTTTGTACTTCCTTGCTTTACAGAAAGAGCCTAGCCGTTCCGCATATTCATGAGCAGTTGAAGAAGCTAGAACTTGAAGAAGAAAACAAGTTCACAAACAAAACGGCTTGGGAGCACAATAATTTTATTGGTTGCTACCTTCGAATCATCAGGGCGAACAAAGCAAGTAGCACGTTCTACTCAGGGTTCGACGTATACTCTGCTTTGTCTGGAGGCAACGTCCGCCACTTTCTTGAACTTTGCAAGACCGCATTCAGCCTGATCGATGACAACTCGCTTTCAGAAAACTTCACAGTCGATAGAAAATTACAACATTTAGCAGCAAGAAGCACCAGCGAAGAGCTAATTAAGGAAATTAACCGATTTACACCGCTAGGCACTCAACTAAGCAACTTTGTCAAAGCAATTGGTAAAGTTTTTCAGCTTTGTCAGGACAAAGAAACTCAAAGCGAAACAGAAGTCACTCACTTCGGCATAAAGGAAGATGATACCCCGCTTACTGAAGAGGATGATCGCTTCTTCAAGGAAGCGGAAAAGTGGGGAGTGCTGAAAGCAATTGAGTCGACCAAAAACAAGTCAACTGCCTCTGCTGCTACATTTGACTATGTCTTAAACCCAGTTTATTCGCCATTCTTCTTAATAAGCTATCGCAAAGGGAGAAAAATTGAAATTGAGGCTTCTGCGTTGCGAATGATGTATCAAAACGGTGAAACCGCTATTAGTTCAGAACTCAGAAAACAACTCCGTCTATCGCACGTAAATGATGCAACCAACCAACCAAAACAAGCATCTCTACTATGATTGAATTGAAGTCAACATACAGCGTCGACGAATACTCATTTCCTTTTGAGTTTTCACATGGCTTTGTGGGAACTCCAATTGACGATAGATCGCAGTACTCCATCGAATTCGTTAAGCGGGAATGCCAATCAACCTCGTTATTCCAATATCGGCAGCAAACCTTAGATGTCGTCATAGACGGAGTTCCAATCGAATGCCACTTATTGGAAAAACACATAGAGAAAAACAAACCAACATCTGTATTAGTAGACTCTACGAGCTTAGACATACCGGAACTAGCTTTAATACTCAAAGCACTTCACAGCTATCCAGGCATACGCATAGTGCTGCTATACGTAGAGCCAATTGAATATACATCTGGAGAAAGTAAAGCTTTAGAACAGGAGGACTTTGCTCTTTCAAATGAAATTTCTGGATTTGAGGGAGCGGGCATACCAACAGTGTCTATGCCTATCGACGACGAAAATCTTAGACGCTTTATTTTATTTGTTGGCTTCGAAGGCGGGCGACTGCAAAGCGCTATTGAAACTTATGATATTTCTAGTGAAGAGGCGAGAATATATTTCGGGCTACCAGCTTTTAAGCCTGGATGGGAGTCCCGTTCCATGCGGAGAAATCTGCAAGCTTTGAGCGACCAATCAATCGGGGGGCGAATCGGATATTGCAGCGCGAGCAGTTGCACTGATGCGTTGAACTCGTTACGAAAGGCAAAAGCTAGCGACGAGGGAACTATAAACTACGTAGTACCTCTTGGCACAAAACCCAATTCGATTGCATCAATCCTATTTACACTGGAAAATCCAAAATCGGTTCGACTCTTGTATGATCTCCCCAACAAGCGAAATGGCAGAAGCCGAGGCATAGGTCGCCGTCATTATTACCATTACCTGGTACCTTAAGATGCACTACCACAAAACGCCCCAAGCCGTAGTCAGATTGGCTCGCCGACACATCCCGAAGTCTGCATGCAAGGTCTTGGAGCCTGCGGTTGGGGAAGGGGCATTACTGGAGGCTCTCTACCAATCTCAGTTGCATAAAGAGCTTACCCTCGTAGACATTGACCATCGACGGCTTGATGCGATCAAGGCAATTTACCCCGAATTGTCTTTAATCAATGCCGATTTCATCGGTTGGTCAGAATCGAGAAATGCACCTACCTTTGACTTAATCATTACTAACCCTCCATTTTCAGGCCGGTCTGAAAACTGGATTTGGTTTGGTGGCCAGAAGGCGCCTATCGAATATGCCTTTTTCAGAAGATGCGTGGAGTTACTTGAAAAAAACGGCACGTTAGTCGCTATCGTTCCAGACACTCTTGTTAACTCCTCAAGATTGTCCACTGAACGCGCCTGGATATTCTCTCAGGGAGCGATTACATACTCGTATCAACTACCAGAGCGAATTTTTGACAAAATAGAAGGGGCATTTTATCTCCTTGTTTTTAAAAAAGGTGTGCGCCAGCAATACGTAAAACTGCGAAGTCTAACGGGACAACCTGAAATAAAGGTAAACAAAGCCATCTTGACGTCTACCGACTACAGGCTTGACCACTCTTTTTATAAAAGTTTCAAAAACTTAAATAGCTTCATACCGAAAAACCCGCTTCGTCTTGGAGAAATTTGCACAGTCGGCAGGGGCCCTAACAGGTCAAACTACAAACTTGTTGGAAACCACCATTCAAACTCATTTTCAGAGGGATTCTGGCGAAGCTTCACCAGCCAAAAAGATTCCAATCTTTGTATAGCAGTCAAAAGAGTATCCAGAAACGCACACTTGTCGTTTGGTTTTTTTCAAATTCAAGACATTGAGAAAAGTACCGACTGTATAGTCTTCATTAAAGCGCAAGACAATGAACTATCAAAAATATTGTTTTACTTAAGAGTAGTTATGACAAACGAGGACGGGAAATCCTTACTACTTAAAGGCTCTGGCGCAAAATTTATTCAAGTCAACGACCTGAAAAGCATGCCGTATATGGATATTGCAAAACTATTTCCTGCTGAGTACGAAAACTTTACTAAAGCTTACAATTCATTCGACATCAACTTGTGTTTAGACATAGAGAGGACCGTCTATTCAAAACTGGTATGGGGTGATTCAGTGATTGCTCTGCGCAGTTCTAAAAACAAAACCTTTAAAGATGATGAGCTATTATTAAAAGCAATTTAGCCCCCCCCCACCTAACATCACTGATAACTTTAACACTCAATATTGATGAACTTATATATAAACCAGACAAATAAATTATCACAACAACTTTGATAAATAGATTAATCAAAGACGATGATTGGCCAAGTAAAAAAGTCCCTTATCAAGGAGGCAAACTGGAAGATCGCGCAGAATGCTGCAACGGCTAAGATTTATGACAGAGCGCGGATTCAACGCCGGGCTAGAAAGTTTTCTAACTGGGCAATCGCGGATTGGGCTAACGCAAAATTAGGATGTCTGAAAGGTCATAGCAATCCAGGCATAGAAATCACAATGGGGAGCTCAGTGAACTGGAGCTACTCCCCTGTCTCACTTTCGTTGCGTCTTACAGAGCAGAGGGTTGATGGGAAGAGTCGTAAACAGCACCCTCACTCGTGTATCCCTCCATGTATCCCTTATTGTATTATCCTCCTGCAAGCCTTGTTTTATATGGAACCCTACAGTCTCCCTCGGGCACCAAAATAGAAAAAAGGTCTTGCGGAAGCAGAGCCTTTTTTTGTCTGGAGGAAATAGATTGGTGCAACGCCGATCATTAAAGCCTTGTGCTGAGTCGCAGTTGAAGCACCCGGAATCACTGCATCGCAGACACCTGAGATGCTATTTCCCCACAGGCGCGGGACACCAAACGTTACCTACCAAACGCGTGGCCCGACCTCACAGCCTAGAGGCTATCTCCTTCCACATGTAGTCATAGTTGTACTCCAACCAACCCACCAACAATCTGTCGTACTGCCTGCGAAACCAATTGCGCCGTCGCGTCGCGAGCCTCTCATCTATCTCGGTTCTGAGCCAATCAGGGTCAAACCCAGTCCATACAGTGGGCAGAACTGCACTAATGTTTGTGAAACACACTGGTGCTACTTCTGAATAAAAAATCTTGTAGAGCACCGCTGGATCAACGCCCTTGAGTTGACGAACGACGTAGTCGTAATCAGTGGGGAAATGATTGAAAGGCTCTGATAAGGCATCTCTGATCCTAGTCAGTTGTGGTTCATTCAGAAGATGTCCCACTGCAAAAATCCTCCGATTCCTTATCCAGTAACTCGCTACCGTTTCGTCTGCAGATCTGCGTGTAACCGCACCGACGACAATCGTATGCATATCGCTATGGCGAGCCATGGCCAAAACTGACGTCGTCTTGCCGAGCAACAGCTCAAGTCCAGAATCGGGCGCTTGCCCAACCTATTCCTTAGCCCCAAACATCCGCTCAGCAATCTCCCGCCCTCGCTCCATCCCTTCCTTCGTCAACCATATCGACTTGTTCCTGTTCACCGGATTACTGATCAAACCCTGAGCGTGCAAGCGGTTCATGATCTCGAAGTCATAGCCCTTCCACGCATTGCCGGCGTCGGAGCTATAGGCTGCCAGGAGAGCAAGGACGGCGTCGTCGATCAGTTTCATGTCGTATTCCATGATGGTCACTCCGCTGATGTTCAGTATTTGTAATCAAAGCGTCGTATCAAAGTGGATGTCAATGCTGCGCGAGCTTTTGGGTTTAGATGCCCGGTCGCTGGTTGCCTCGCATGCGATGACCGCCCGTATAATCACGCCCGCACGACAGACTCCGCTGGCATTTCGCGCATTGGTCTCAAGCCCTTCACTTCATTGACAGACATCCCCATGGAAACCTCACTGGAAACCGTTGCCCTCTTCTCCCTCAAACTTGCCTACGAAGAAGAAGGCCTGAGCCCGATCCTGCGCGATGACATGGTCATGGGCGATTATCAGAAAGATGTTTTCGAGTTACTGGTGAAACGCGGCGATGTCGAGGACATTCAGTTCAAGATGAACGAATGCCTGAATCTGGCACTGGATGCTTTGGGCGGGGTCGAGAAGCCGTTGGGGCGGGAGTTGCGCAAGTTGTCGGCGGAGTTGGCTCAGGCGCGATCGATGGAGCAACTGGGTCAGCCGCTCCTCGCGCTGAAGGGGTATTTGCGCGACATTCTTTGAGTGCCGCGCGGTGGGTAATTACAGCAGGTAACTGGAAATGTATTTGGAAATCTCCACCATCGAGGTCTTGCCGGTGAATTCGAATTTCACTTTGCCTAGCGACGAAAAGTAGATCTCGAGTTCCGAATCCAGATCGAAGGTGCCCGAAGTCTCCACGGAGTAGGCGACGATGTTTTTGTAGGGCAGTGAGGTGAAATCCTTTTTGCTGCCGGTGATGCCCTGGACGTTGACGGCGATGATGCGTTTGTTGGTGAAGACCACGCCGTCACGCATG